GAAAATCTCGGACAATTAACTTTGCGAGAAGAATGGGTATTAACACTTAAAGCGATAATGTTGCTGATGCAGCGGGGATAGCATGTTATGCGGTAAATTAAATTGTATATGGAGGTATAATGGCTAAAAGTGCAAAACTTTGGGAGAATAAAGACTGGGTATATAAAAGATACGTGGTTGAAAAGAAAACTGTTCTTCAAATGGCAATGGAAGCAAAGTGTTCTCATATGACAATTCAAAGAGCTTTAGAGAGATTTGAATTAATTAAAAAACCTAGAAAGTGGACTAAATAATGATACCAGTATTGGCCATACCAGTATTAAATAGATACGATCTTTTAGATCAAAATCTTGAAACAATTGATTATCCAATTAAAGAAATACTAATTTTAAACAATGGTAAAGAGCCATATGAGCCTAAGCGTAAAGATTTAAATGTAAGAGTTCTTAACCTACCTTCAAATCTTGGCATGTCTGGTTCTTGGAATCTTACCATCAAACTTTATCCACATGAAGAGTATTGGATGTTTTCATCAGCAGACACACATTGGGTCCCAGGATCTCTTGAAGAATTAAGTTGTGCAAGTGGAAAAGAAAAGCTTATTATGACAGCAGAAGGTTGGAGTTGCTTTTCAATTGGCGAAAATGTTGTAAGAGAAGTTGGTTTATTTGATGAGTTCTTTTATCCAATTTACTTTGAAGACAACGACTACTACGAAAGAGTTATGCGCTCAAATGTAAAAGATGGTTATAAAAATGGCGAGATTAAAGTCAATGTACCTAATGGTGCATCTCAAACTATCAATAGTGATGAAAAATTAAAAAATAGAAACAATGAAACATTTGTTGTAAACCAAGCATATTTTAATCAAAAGAAAGAGCAAGATTTTAAAGTAAATGGAGTTTGGAATATTGATCGTAGAAGGGAAAATGAATGGCTGCGATAATTGGATTACTTCCAGCATCTGGTAGTGCATCAAGGTTAGGCGGTATTCCAAAGTTCTGTTTACCATTAACTGACAAACAAAACATATTGCAATGGCATGTAGAGCAAATGCTCAAGGTGTGCGACATAGTAAAGATATCAACTAGAAAATCTTGGCTTCCAATTGTAAATCAAATGGAGCTTCCGCCAGAAGCAGTTGTATACGAAATTGAACCATCAACAATGTCAGACGCATTAGTTAAAATGATGGTTAACCCAAATTCTAAATATATTATTGGGATGCCAGATACATACATGCCAGGATCTAATGGGGAATTCTATAAACAACTTGCAGAATCTGATGCAGATGTCACACTAGCAGCATTTGATTGTCATCAAGATCTTATGGGCAGGGTAGGACAAATTAAGTTTGATGAGTTTGGCAGAGTTGTTGATGCTCTTGACAAAACTACAGGATGTGAGTATCCTTATATGTGGGGCGCAATGGCTGTGCAAAATGTTTTTATTGATGAAGAACTTCCCAACCCAGGAGTCCAAATAATGGACTGGGTTAATCAAGGTAATAGTGTAAAAGCGGTAGTTGCAAAGGGCAAGTACCTAGATATTGGGACTGTAAACGGTCTTAAGATGCTGTATAGAGAGGAACTATAATGGCGGGATATCCAGATAAAGATTCTGGTTATATGCAATGGGTATCAGATTTACAATTGATTTCAACAGGTGCACCATCAGGGCAAAGAATTTTAAGTAAATGTCTAGATGTAGCAGAAATGCTAATAAAAAAGAATATATCCTACGGAGATTCCGCACTTAGTCCGATTAGAGTATTTTCAAAAGCAGATAATCTTGAGCAGATAAAGGTAAGGATTGATGATAAGTTAAATCGTATTGTTAACTCAGAAAAATATCCAGGAGATAACGATATTGATGATTTGATTGGTTATTTAATCTTACTTAAAATTGCTGTTGACAAAAGTGGTACTCAAGGAGTATAATTAATTATGCCTACTTACGAGTACAACTGCATAACATGTGATACTTCTAAAGATATTATAAGGGGTTTTAATGATCCTGAAGTATTACCGCCATGTCCATCATGCGGATATCATATGACAAGGGTATATTCTCCAGCAGGAATTCAATTTAAAGGATCAGGGTTTTATAAAACAGACAATGGATAACGAATTAGAAGTCGCTGGTCAATTTGATCAAATGAATAAGGTTGTTGAAGAGTTACTTAAAGGCAATTCTCCTGCACAAATAGTTCGTTCCCTAGGGTTAACCCGTGTACAAGTTGATAATTATATTGATGCGTGGAAGGGTTTTGTCCACGATAATGATGCTGTACGTGCTCGTGCTAAGGAAGCTCTTGCGGGAGCAGATGAGCATTATAATATGCTTATCAAAGAAGCATGGGATGTAATTAATGAAGCTGGAGTTCAGGGAGAATTAGGAAATAAAAATTCTGCTATCAAATTAGTTGCTGATATTGAAGCAAAAAGAATTGATATGCTAAATAAAGCGGGGCTGTTAGAAAATGATTCTATGGCAGCAGAAATATTAGAGTCAGAACGTAAGCAAGAATTACTTGTGTCTATATTAAAGGAAGTAACTGCAAACTGTGATAGTTGCAAATGGGAAGTTGCTAAAAGATTATCCGAGATTACTGGTCAAGTTGAAGCAGTAAATATAGACTAATGTCAGACTTTAATCTATTTTTAGACGCATTAAGCGGTGATGAGTTTGAAGAAAAACCTGTTCCCTTAGAAGAATTTGTTACAAATAAGAAATATCTAGGTCTGCCACCATTATCTGAATATCAATATACAATGCTTAAGGCTTCTACGCAGATATATAAACTTGACACGCTTATAAATATTTATGGTGAAACTGAAGGCCGTAAAATATTTAAGCAAACTTGTAATGAAATTATTTTGCAATTAGGTAAAGGTTCTGGAAAAGATTATACATCTACAATTGCATGTGCTTATGTAGTTTACTTATTATTGTGTTTGAAAGATCCTGCTGTTTATTATGGTAAGCCTCCTGGAGATGCTATTGATATTATTAATATTGCTATCAACGCACAACAGGCAAATAGAGTTTTCTTCAAAGGTTTTAATCAGCGCATTGAAAAGTCCCCTTGGTTTCAAGGAAGATATATTGCTAAAGCAAATATGGTTGAGTTTGATAAGGAAATTACAGTTCACTCAGGTCACTCAGAATCAGAAGCTTGGGAGGGATATAACGTTCTTGTTGTAATCCTTGATGAGATTTCGGGATTTGAGTTAGAGTCAACTACAGGGCATGCACAAGCAAAGACAGCATCATCTATATATAAGATGTATAAAGGATCTATTACTTCTCGTTTCCCAGACTTTGGTAAATTAGTTTTACTTTCATTCCCACGTTTTAAAATGGATTACATTCAGCAAAAATATAATGAAGCAATTGCTGAAAAAGAAGTGGTTCTTAGACATCATAAATTTAAGGTTGACCCAGATCTTCCAGATGGTATAACAGGTAATGAATTTGAGGTTGAGTGGGAAGAAGATCACATAATTTCATACAAAATGCCAAAAATATTTGCATTAAAAAGACCTACTTGGGATATTAACCCCACAAGAAAAATTGAAGATTTTACAGAAGCTTTTTATACAGATCCAACCGATGCATTGTCTCGTTTTGCATGCATGCCACCAGATGCTACTGATGCGTTTTTTAAAAACCGAGCGGTAATTGAAAAAGCATTTAGTAATCCTAAATTGGGAGTAGATAGTTATGGTAGATTTGATGATCATTTTCAGCCAGATCCAGAAAAACTATATTATGTTCACGTTGATTTAGCTCAAAAGCATGACCATTGTGCAGTTGCACTAGCACACGTTGATGGCTGGGTAACAATGAAAATTGGTGAAAACTATAAGCAAGCAGCACCAAGAATTATAGTAGATGCAGTTAGATTTTGGACACCTACAGCATCAAAATCTGTTGACTTTACAGAAGTTAAAGATTATATTTTATCACTAAGAAGTCGTGGATTTAATTTAAAGATAGTTACATTTGATAGGTGGAACTCTCATGACATGATGCAACAGTTAAAGGCAAATGGAATTAATAGTGAACTTCTTTCAGTAGCAAAAAAGCATTATGAAGATTTTTCTTTATGTTTAACTGAAGAAAGACTTTTGGGCCCAAATATTCAATTGCTTGTTGATGAGTTATTGCAGCTTCGTATTGTTAAGGATAAGGTAGATCACCCTAGAA